CGATCACGTCCATCGTGCGGCGCACGCTGATGAAGTTGTTGGGCGTGGTCACCGTGGGATAGGCGGCTGAGCGGTTCCCCCAAACGCGCAGACCGGTGCCAAAGGCGTTGAACACGGTCACGATACCCTGCGCGTTGAGATTGTTGACGTCGCTCGCTGCGTCCAGCACTGAAGCGTAAAGCGTTACGTCGGGACCGAGCGGCCCGGTCATCTGGGTATTGGAGGGCGACCACCAGTAACCTTGCGCCAGGTCTTTGGCCGCGATTGTTCCGGCCACCCACTGCGAGTAGGGTCCGACCGCGGTAGCGTTGGCCGCGTTCTGCACCGGAGTTCCCGCCGAATTGAGCGTGACGCCGGTCGGAATGAGACCGAGGTCGGAGAATTTCTCCTGCGGGTAGCAGAGCAGGGCCCGGTCCGAGCTGGTGTCGAACACGTTGCCCGCGACGCCGCGGTTGGCGATCGCGGTGGCCGGAGAGATCGATGGTGGTGAGTCGATCAGGGCGATCGCGCGGACCGTCTCCGCCGTCGAGAGCAGTGCGGCGGCGGTCGCGGGATCCTGCGAGTAGCCGGGTGCGATCAGGATCTTCGGGAAAAAACCCATCGTGCCGCAGGTAGTGCGCAGCGCCTGGATTCCCGTGTACATGGTGCCGGTGACCGTGCCAACGACGTCGCTGTCCTGCACCTTGCTTGGGTCGGCGTAGCTGAAAGAAACGCTGAGCGCCTCGCCAGCGGTGATTGCGCCGCCCGCCTTTTGCGTCACGATTCCATTTATGGGGTCGAGGGTATAGTCAGTCCCGTTTGTATAGGTAGTCGAGCCGCCGCTGTTTTTGACTACCACATTCCAGACACCCATATGCCCCAGGTTGAGCACCTGCGGGCCCGACGCCGGCAGCGTTATCGCCTGAGCCGTGATCGCGGTGTAGTGGAGGTAGGGATTGAAGACGTTGACCACGATCGCCTGGCCGGCGCTTTGGGCCTGGATGGCCGCGAGCGCGTAGGGAATCGTGTACCCCTGGATCAGAGGTCCATAGGCGGCGGCCGATCCAGCGATATTCGGATTGGGCGTAAAATTGACTAGCGTGGGCGTTTGCAACAGAGTCCCGGCGATGGTGACCAGCTTCCAGACCGCGGTGCCGTCGGCGGTGGTGGCGTTGAGCGTGGTCGCCCAGGCCGGTGCGGCCGTGCCGGTGGTGCCGGCGATGGAGCATTGGTGGATGTTGCCACTGGGATCGACCACTTGGAGGCCGGCCGCGACCACCCAGCCGGGCTGCCACATCGCCGGTGCGCCGATGGCCGCCCACAGCGGCGCGGAGCCGACCAGGCCGATCACCGACGACTTGACGACCGTGATTGGGACCGGTCCGGTGGAGGTTTCGATCGTTTCAATTCCGTGTAGAAAGCTGGCTGGCATCTTCTTTCACCTTCTTTTAATGCCTGCGGGAGTTTGCCGCTCGGTTGCGTCTAGTTGGTCGGGGCCGTCGGAGATGAGGAGCCGTCGGCGACCGCGGTGACGGTTTCGGAATAGGTATAGACGACGTTGACCGTCGCGCCCGATGGGATCGTGCCGCCCGCGGTTTGCGTAATAATTCCATTGACCGCCTCAAGCGTGTAGTCAGTGCCGGCGATATAGGGATTTCCGCCGCCAGCCGGGGTAGCCACAAGGTTCGCGACATTACCCACTGGCAACTGGATCACGCCCTGCGAGTTGAACGTGTACGCGGCCTCGGTGGCGACCCTGACGGTCTGCCCGCCCTCTTCCAGCGCGGTGCCTTTGATGAAGAGCGGGAAGTTGTCCTGCGTCGACGCTTCGAGCGCCATCGTCTCGAGCGCGTAGAGTGCCGACCAGGTCCATACGCCGCCCTGCGGGTCGCGGCCCAAGAACTGTTCCCTAAGCGGGAACAGCTTGCGGCATCCGGGAAGCCGCAGGCCGGTCAGCGCAGCGCGGATCGCCTCGAGCAGCGCGTAGGCGCCGGGATTGGGACCCGATGGGTCGGCGCCGAAACTCCATCCGAGGTCGCGCACCAGCAGGATGATTTCGAATTCGAGTCGGCGCGACTGTACCACCGCCGCCGTGTCAATCAACGCTCCGTAGGTCGCGCCGCGCCAGGCCACCAGCGCCGCGCCGATCCGATGGGTCAGGCGGTAGGCGGCGGGCTTGTCGGGAAATTGCACGATCTCGATCGCGGTCACCTGCGCGCGAAGCTGCGCCGCGATTGCCGACTCGAGGGTCGCGATATCGAGCGGCGTGGGCGGCGCGAAAATCTCGCCGGCCCAGGGACTGTCGAGCGTCACCCCCATGGTCAGAATCCCTTCAAGGTGCCGCGGCTGAAAACGCGCTGCGGCAGCGTGCCCGAGCGATCGCCGCCCGCGTCGGTTACGACCGCGCCCGCGGCTTCGGGCGGTTCCTGGTTATCCGGCGCAAGGCCCAGCGTGAGGGTGCCGTCGGCGACGCGCAGCAGCACCGCCACCGCGTCTTCGTAACGCTGGCGTGCCTCGGCCAGATCGTGCAGCGGGCGCAGCGCCTGCAAGCGGTACATCGCGACGTCGCAGGCCAGGCGCGCGAGCACGGCGGGCGGATCGCTGAGCGGCAGCGTGAAGCGGCTTTCCAGGTAGCCGTCGATCTCGGCCGAGGCGTCGGCGAGCGCCTGCTGCAGGACGGTCTGATTGACGACGGTCTGGGTCGGATCCTCGTTGGTCAACTGCACGAGATCGCGATTGGGGTAGCGAGCGATCATGTCCGAGGGTTGCGCGTAAACCATGATGATTCCCTGGGCGGATAATTCCTTGTCGGTGGCCTCGCTCGCCTGAGGAGGCGGGCGGCCCGGAACGGAGCCTTGCGGCTTCCGTCCCGGGCTCGTATCGGGAGGAGAGGCTAGGCGAGGTACTCGCTGACGATCAGGTCGGCGCTGTTGCGCCAGATGTTGGTGGTGGGCACGGAGGAACTGGCGCCGGCGCCAACCATGAATTCTGAGTTGAGTAACTGGCGGCCGACTTCCTCGAGCGACGGCGGCACTACCAGGTAGACACCCTTGCGGCTGGAGAGCGCGCCGAACGGCAGCCCGCCGTCGGTTTTGATCGAGCGCATCGCCGCGCGCGCCGCGCCGTAGTTAGTCGGATTGCTGAGGTCGGTGTTGCTCGCGTAACAGAGCTGCCAGAGCCCGACGCCGGTGTTGGCGCGGCCGTCGACGCCGTAGCGGAATTCACGCCGGTTGAACACCGCCTCGTCGGTGAGCGTGTTCATCCGCGTGACCGCGTACTCGCGGCGCAGCTGGAAGATGAAGGGGCGGATCGGGCGCGAGGCGTCGACCAGGAACCAGTAGGCACCGCTGCCGGTGGTGTTGAGGTTGGCCACCTCGGTCTGCTGATTGCCCATCGTCCCCACCGGATGAGTCGCGGAGAAGAAGGGCTGGCCGTCATAGCCCAGCACGGAGGAGGGCGTGTTCACGGCCGCCTTGATGGTCGTGAAGAGCAGCATGTCGGGATGCACTTTGGTGTCCCAGCCGAGCTGCTCGATGACTGGCTCGTAGACGCCGTAGGTATCATCTTCGACGTCGTTGCGGTCGATGCCGACGGTGTCTTCGAAGTTCTTGTTGACGATCGTGTAGGCGTGAGCCTCGAGCGCCTGGACCACGCGGCTGCCGAGCCACTCGCGGAACTTCGTGGTGCGGCCGAGCCACGGGTAGGTCGTCTGCCGCGAGCCCGAGCGCACGATCGAGGCGATCTGCTCGTAGTAGCTCGGCGGCGTTTCGAACCCGCGCTGAAAGATAACGTCGAAGCCGGTGAACAGTGCGGTGAGATTTGCTGCGCTGATTTCCATCGTTGCTACCGTGTGGGCCCGCGGCGCGGCCGCGAGCGGCTGGAGGGTTGGTCGGTGGTCCTAGACCGCGGGTGCCGACTGATGCCAGAAGTCGACCCAGACCTGGCCGCTGGAGTCGAGGTTCATGATGGTGCCGGCCACGCTGCGCGCGGGCGCGCCCCAGTTGTACGAAACTAGGACCGTGGCGGCGGCGGCGATCGTGCCGCCGCTCGGTGGCAGCATGATCAGCCCGGCCTGGTAGTCGGCCACGTAGTCGCTGCCTTCGACGTAGGTGGTGCCGGCGGGCGACGAGGTCACCACGAGCTTGGAGATGTTCTCGTGGCCGAGGCTGATGATCTGCGCGCTGGTCGAGGCGGGAAACGTATGCGATTGCGCGCTGACCGCGGTCGCGCCGGAACCGTCGCTGAGCGAGACCGAGTTGTCGTCGACCGCGAAGCACTGCATCCCGACCTGGGGCTGCGCGATCGACCCGTCGTTGACCGCGTATAGATAGACGCCGCGCGCGCAGATCACCGAGATCGCGCCCGCCGCGCCCGCCGGCAGATTGGTTCCGGGAATCATGGCCGACGACGTGTTGACCGCGTCCTGCCCCGGCATCCCGAGGTAGGTTCGCTCGGCGCGGCCGACGATCCGCAGTCCCGCGGCCGAAGCGGCGGGCACCGCGTTGCCATTGGCGTTGAGCGCCACCATCGAGCCGAGGTAAACCGTGGTGCTGGCCTCGACCGGGTAAATCTGCGTGCGCCCGAAGTCGGCCATCTCGGGCGTGTTGCGTGAGCTGGTTAGAGCCGCCATTTCGTCACCTCTTTGAATCCTGCCTATGCCTGCCCGGCCGCGGCGCGCGCGTCGGGTCTAGTCGTTGCCGCGGTTGAGCGGCAGAAAATCGCCTCGGCCGCATCGCTTGCGCCCGAGATAGTCCTCGGAGCTCAAGCCGAGCTGCGCACAGATCGCGGTCTCGGTGGCCGTCAGCGCGGCCGTCGCGGCGCGCGCCGGTGGCGGAGGAGTAAAGGTCGCGGCGGCGCTCTCGAAGGCTCCGCCGAAAGCCGCGGGCTGGCGCGCAGCGAAAGCGCCGAAGCCCTTGAAGTCGGCCTGGCAGTAGGAGATCGCCCACTGGCGCTGCGCCGGAATCAGCTTGCCGGCCTTGATCGCGTCGTCGACCGCGCGCTCGGCGCGCTCGCGAGCGCGCTCGACGCGCAACTGATTGAGCTCTCCGAGCACGCGCTGGAACTGCGCGACCGCGACGTAGCGCGCCGGGTCGGCGCCGGCGCCGGCGGCCTGCATCGCGTCGGCGTCACCGCCGTCGTCGTCGCAGTCATCGCCCTGCGCACCGTCGCGCCCGCTGTCTTCATCGTCTTCATCGCCGTCGCCGTGGGCGCTCTCGTTGAGTGCGCGCACGGCAGCGAGGACCTCCTCGGGCGAGGCGTCGTCGTCGAGTCCGAGCATTTCGCACAATTGTTGCAGCAGGGTGTCCATCGCTTCGTCCCCTTGGCCGAGTTCGGCGCCGGCTGCGGTGCGGGCCGCAGCTTCATGCTGAAGGCCCGCGTCCGGCGCAGCCATCCCAGCCACCGCACGCGCCGAGATCGCGGTCAGATAAAGATTCGGATTGTTGGTAAGTCCCGCCCGCAAAAGCCGCGTGACCGCGCCATCGGGCGAGTACTGGAAGACCGGCGAGATGTAGCGGTACTCGCGCGAGGTGATCGCCTTGGCGCCATGCGGGGTCCATTCCACGGAGCCCCACAGCGCGCCGGCGCGCTCGGCGAGTTCGCGGATCCATCCGGCGGCAGGCGCGGGCCGGCCCTCGGGCGCGGCGAAGTCGGTCGCATGGTCGTAGTCGATCGGCACGCCGGCCGCGAGGCCGAGCGCCTCGGTCGCCGCGATTACGCGCGCCGGGTCGGCGAGGCGGAAGGGCCCGCGGCCGTCGCGTCCGCTGAACTCGCCCGCCGGGATCAGCATGACCCACTGGGGCGGCGCGCTGGAGGAAAGATCGGCGTCTTCGATTGCGGTGCCATGGACCGCGAGCGGGCCGCCCCGTTGGATAAGCTCTGTGGTCTTGAAGTGCGTCACGTCCATCGCGCGGAAGTGTGCCCGAATCCGCGAATCTGCATAAGGGTGAAATATTTGGCGATTATGTTGCAGTTGACACGGAACGAGGGTAAGCTATGGACGACGTGACAGGCCGGAGTAGTAACGAGCGTCTAACGGAGAG